CGCGCTGGCTGTGTTGCGGCGGCGGGTGAAACGTCCGGGGGTCGTGCCTGATGGGTCGGTGCCGTGGCGATTTGAAGTGGGCGGGTTTGTGGGGCTGCGTGGGGTTTCGGTGGCTTCTGTTTCTGATGCCGGTCCGAAGAACTGAATCAACAACGAGGGAAATCATGGAAGACAACTACGAGGCATTCATCGCCTCAAAAGCCCGCGCGCATGTGCCGGCCGGGTTCGACGCTGACTGTTCAGACTTCGACCTGTTCCAGTTTCAATGCGCGACGGTTGAATGGGCGCTCAAACTGGGGCGCGCGGCGATCTTCGCCGACACCGGCCTCGGGAAGACGTTCATGCAGCTCGCGTGGGCGCACAAGGTGACCGAGCAGACCGGGCGACCGGTGCTCATCCTGGCGCCGCTGGCGGTGGTCCGGCAGACCGAGCGGGAGGCGGAGAAGTTCGGCATCCCATGCGTCTATCGGCTTGATTCTGACGTCGGGCTTGTGACGACCGGCGCGGCTGTCTACGTCCTGAACTACGACATGATGCACAAGGTTGACCCGTCGTGGTTCTCTGGTGTGGTGCTGGATGAGTCGTCGATTCTGAAGAACTACAGCGGCATGTTTCGACGTCGCCTCCAACATGACTGGCGAAACACTCAGTACAAACTCGCATGCACCGCAACGCCCGCGCCTAACGACTTCTTGGAGCTCGGAACGCACTCCGAGTTCCTTGACGTGCTCTCCTCGCATCAGATGATCTCTCGCTGGTTCATCACGGATCAGCGCGAGTTTGGCAAGTACAGGCTCAAGGGGCACGCCGTGCGGCCGTTCTGGCGGTGGGTGACGTCCTGGGCTCGCTGCATTGGCAAGCCGTCCGACATGGGCGACTACAGCGACGAGGGCTACGACCTGCCGCCGCTCAACATCATCCGGCACAACGTCGGGGTCGACATCACCGAGGACCGGCAGGACGGGCGGCTGTTTCGGATGCCTGAATTGTCGGCGACAAGCATCCACAGCGAGAAGAGGCGGACCGCGGCGGACCGCGCGGCGGCATTGGCAGCGGTGGTCATGGCCGAGCCGGACGAGCACTGGACTGTGTGGTGCGAGACCAACTACGAGCAGGACGAACTGTTTAAGGTGCTCCCCGGCTGCATTGACGTCCGAGGCGCCCAGTCTCCCGAGAAGAAGGCGGAGGGGCTGCTGCGGTTCGCCGACGACGGCGGAGTCCTTGTCACCAAGCCGAAGATCGCAGGCATGGGGCTCAACTACCAGCACTGCGCTCGGGTCGCGTTCGTGGGCGGGTCGTACAGCTACGAGGCGTTCTATCAGGCCGTCCGGCGCTCGTACCGCTTCGGTCAGACTCGCCCCGTTGACTGCCACGTATTCATGGCCGCGACCGAGACCGTCATGTGGAATGTCATCAACAGAAAGGCGGCCGACCATGAGGCCATGAAAGCGCAGATGTTCGCGACAAGCCGACTCGCCGCTGCACGTTCCGCGGCGCTCATCGAGTACCACCCCGCGCACGATGGACGTGTCCCGGCGTGGCTCAAATCACTGTAATCAAAGAAGGAATACCATCATGAGCAACAAGCAACTCCCGACAATCCAGTGCCTCAACGCCGACAACGGCCAGAACTGGGCAATGTTCAACGGCGACTTTGTCGAGGTCGTCAAGCAGATGCCCACCGACTCTGTGGACTGCATCCTGTACTCGCCCCCGTTCGCGAACGTCTACACCTACAGCGACTCGACCCGCGACATGGGCAACGTCACCGACGCGGCCGAGTTTGTGGAAGGATATCGGTTCCTGGTTGACGAGCTCCTGCGCGTGCTCCGTCCTGGTCGGATGTGTATCGTCCACTGCAAGGACACCGTGCGATACAAGGGCTCGTCTGGCCGGTCCGGTCTCGTCGACTTCCCGGGCATGTTGACCCGCGCCCACGAACAGGCCGGATTCCAGTACCACTCGCGCGTGACCCTCTGGACCAACCCCGTCCGAGAGATGCAGAAGACGAAGGCCCACGGACTCCTGTACAAGCAGCTTCGGAAGGACTCGTCGTACTCGCGGCAAGGCCTCCCTGAATACCTCGTCATGATGCGCAAATGGCCTGAGGACGAGGACCGCGCGTCGGCCGTCTATGAGCCCGTGAGCCACACGCGCGCAGGGATTCCGCTCGACACATGGCAGGAGTGGGCGTCGCCGGTCTGGATGAAGTGGGACCCGCGCGACACTCTGAACGTCCGAGCGGCCCGCGAAGACGGCGACGAGAAGCACATGTGCCCGCTGTCGCTGGACATCATCAACCGCGCGCTGACGCTGTGGAGCAACCCCGGCGACGTGGTCCTGTCTCCCTTCGGCGGCGTCGGATCCGAGGGTGTCGGTTCGCTGAAACTTGACCGCAAGTTCGTCGGCGTCGAACTCAAGGACAGCTACTTCCGCCGCGCGTGCCTGAACCTGCGCAACGAAGAGAACACCGAGCAAGTCGGTATGTTCGGATGATTTACGCACCGTCGACCACGTCCACTACCCACAGTTATCGCGGGCTGGGCGGTCCGAGAGTGCCTTGTGGTCGGCGGTGCCCATCCGTCAATGGGGGTGGGGTATGAACGCCCGAGCCCCAATCTACACAAGCCAAGCCGACAGGGTCATCCACGCGATCACGTTGTACATGCGGGACCCCGGCGTCCGCACATGGGCAGACGCGGGCGCGGTGGTCGGGTGGATTAGCCGGGTGAAGGAACCCGGCAGGGCGATGGCGCAAGCGGTCCGGCGTTTCCGTGCGAAGTGGGACGACGATGCGGCGGCTATGGCTGACTTGATGCGCCGGTCTGGAGAGCCGCTGCACTACGTCGCGGCGTTCTGGGGTGTCTCGCCCTGGACCATGGGCGCGCGACTCCGATACCGCGGCTACGAGTACAAGATTCGTCCCAATGGACGGCGGCGGCGGATGAGTGACGAGCGGTTGGCGGTTGCGTTGGCCGGTGGCGAGATGCACGACGCGGGAGGGGTCTCTTGGGATGCGTGCGCGGTGGCGGTGGGGTGGGATGTGGAGAAGGCCCATAGGGGGCGGACTCTGCGGTCGACTGTGAAACGGTTGCGCGGGGGGACGTTGTGACCCGCCCCGCCGCAGTCACGGGTTCGCTTCTGCTGCCGGCCGGCGATGGGCGGGCGGGGGTTTGGGCGGAGCGTCTGGAACTGCCCAATCCTTCGTATGTGGCGTGGAAGCGGCACGGGAAGGGGAGTGAGCCGCCGCGCATGGTCTCGCCTATTGGTGTGCAGGATGGAGGGCCCTGGCGCGGCGGTGCGTTGGTGCCCCGTTGTGCGCCCGGTGCTCGTGGGTCGGGCGTAGACAGGACCGTGGCCCCCGAGGCCGAGTCGTTGACGTTCCTGGGCGCGCTCAGGCCGTACCAGCAGGCCGTGGTAGACGCTGCGACGGCCACCGGGTCGGGCGGGGTCATCGTAGCGCCGACAGGCAGCGGAAAGACGTGCATTGGCTGTGCGCTCATGGCCTCGCACGACACGCCGGCCCTTGTGCTGGTCCACTCCCGCGACCTCGCCGACCAATGGGTAGAGCGCGTGCGTGACTTCCTTGGGGTTGAGGCTGGGATCGTCGGCTACGGCAAGAGGAAGAAGGGCGAACCCGGAGACGAGGCGCGCGTGGTCATTGCGTCGCTACAGACGCTCGCGCGGTGGTCTTGGTGGAAGACTCACGGATGGGGGCAGCGCTTCGGCGTCGTCATCCAAGACGAGGCGCACCATGCACCCGCGGCCACCTACCTGCGGATCATGCACGGGCTCGCGGGCCGTTTTCGCTATGGATTGACGGCAACCCCCGAGCGCATGGACGGGCTATCTCCGTGGATGACGTGGTCGCTCGGGGAGGTCGTCGCCGAGGTTGACCACCGCGAGCTCGAAGACAGCGGCGCCGTGCTGAAGCCCCGGATCCGATGGTGGCAGGCGCCGGCCGTTGACCTCGAAGACATGGAGGCCCACGAGCGCGCGGCGAAACTGGCGGACGACGACGGGCGGAATGGTGGGCTGATATTCGAGGCCCGCTTGCTGGTCGAGCAGAATCGCGTTGTGCTGATGCTCGTGAAGCTGGTTGACCACGCGCACCAACTCGCCGAGGGGTTGCAGGTCGCAGGGGTCCGGGCGTCGGCATTGGTGGGCGACGTGAAGCCCAAAGAGCGGGCGGCGATTCTGGGGCGCATGAGGTCCGGCGACGTTGACGTGGTCGTGGCTACGTCGCTCGCTGATGAGGGATTGGACGCGCCGAGGGTGGACACCGTGGTCCTGACCGAGCCGACCCGGAACGTGGGGAGGGTCTTGCAACGGATTGGGCGAGCGCTCCGGCCTCACGAGGATGGGCAGGAGCCGCTGATTGTGGACGTCGTCGATACTTGGGGGCCGTATCGCGGGTATGCGAAGGCGCGGGAGAAGGTGTATCGGGGGCGGGGGTGGCTTTGATGAAAACTACAAAAGGAGGGCGTGATGCCTAAGAGTGTGCCAGTCGTTGGGTTGATTTTCGGTCTGTCGCAGGCCGTGCCAGTTCCGCTCGCGGATAACTGCCGGGTGAGCGAGCCGGTCGATGGGGTGACCCGTCAAGTGTGCCCCGCGACCGAGTCTGTCGAAGTGGTGGCAGACATCAGGACCTACCGCGGGCTTGTTGTGGACTACGAAATGAGGCTCGGCAACCTCTCGCTCTGCCGCCAGTTCTACAAACTCCTGTCGATCGAGTCCGGCGGCACCGGAACGATGATGCGCGGCCAGTTTGGCGAGGGGCCTTTCCCCTGGGACTGGTCCTACGATGGCGCGGTGTGCCGGTTCTCCCAGCACTACGGCGTCGAGACCGTCAAAGCGGGGGTTGACCACATGCTTGCGCCGAAGGTTGACGAGGCGGCGGCGTCGGAATAGGGTTGATTCGTGCCGGGCTTCCCGGTGCATCAACTCTGATGTTCCAGGCTTGCCCCACCTACGGGGCCCATCGGGAGTCATGCCCCGGTGGTCGCCTGGAGTTCAGGCGACAAGTGGACATCAACATGAGAGAAGACAATCCCTCCGGGGGTGGCGCAGTCGTGCGCCTATGGGTCAAGCCGGCGTTCACCCTCTTCGGGGACCGCTACTGCTACGGGCACACAATCCTGAACGATGCAGGCGAGCACGTCGCATTCATCGACGACAAGATCGTCGCGCCGCACTGCGGGATCACGGCAGATGCCTCATGGTGCCGGGGCATCCTGTTGAGCCGTGGATTCATGGCGAACGGGTTTGCTGGTGACGACGCGACGCCGCTCCTGTTCACAGCGGCGGAGGCCGAGCGGTACCCGCACACGGTCGGGCACGGGGACGATTCTGGGCTGTGTGGGCCTGGGCTGTCGTCGTGAACCCGGCCGACTACCTGCTCTGCAAAGACGAATACGCGGTGCAGGCGATGCTGGCTGACGAGCTGTCCGACGCCGGGTGGCGCGTAGAGCGCGAAGTGCTGATGCGCGTACCCGCTGACTTCTGCCTCTTGGAAACGTCAACCAAGACGCGTCGCGTCGACCTGTACGTGTACGGCCGTGTCGATGCAATGAACGGGAACATCGCGTTCGCGATAGAGGTGAAGAAACGGAAGCATGGCGGGTTCTGGAAGGCTGCGAGGACGCTGCGCCGTCAAGTCATCGGGGCGCAGTGCGGGTATGGCTGGATGACTCAAGATGGTCGGAGGCTGCCGCGTCCCACATGGGCCATCGGGACAGACCAAGTCCTGCTGAGCGGGGTCACCGCGACGTATGACCGGGAGCGCCCCGATCTGCCGTTCTCTGGATGCGCCGAGGATGTCCCTGTGCGGGGCTATCTGGAGCGCCAACTGTGGGCCAACGGCGCCTCGATGATGAAGCGGTCTCGCGGATTTGGCCTTCACGCACACTGCCCCACAAGTATGGTTAACGCTGCACAAGCGGTCACCGTCTCGCACCTGCTGGTGAAGTTCAGCAAGGCGCAGCCATGACCGTCGACCAATGGGCAAGCAAGGACCCAGACGTAGCGGTGCCCATGTTCGTGTGGCAGGCAGTGCAGAAGGGTGAGCCGGGAGAGGGGCCCAAGGCGGCCATGGCGCGGGTTGGGGAGACGCTGGACGCTTTACCGGTTGATGCTCGCGCGGCCGCTGTGCGTGATGCCCTGAGCGACGAGGGCGGGATGATGCCGGACGCGCTGCTCTTGGCTCGCCGGTTGTGCGACGAGCGGGACGCCCAGAGGGCTACGGAAAAGGCTGCGGACGACGCGGCGCGGTTGGCTGACGATGGGCGCCGGTACGGCGTGTGCCTTGTGGACGGCGCGGTCGGGAACAGGCTCACAAGCGTGATGGATGTGCCGTGGAAGCTGCTGGCCAAGGTCATGACGACGCCGAAGCGGGTGGAGTCGGCCGACAAACTGAGGGCCCCGGGCTGGCTGCCGGTGAGGCTGAATCCTGACGCTCCCCATGAGCGGTTCGACGTCAACGTCGCGTCTGTGTCGTGTCTCGTGCTCGACATCGACGACGGGGCAGACTTGGACGAGGTGGAGCGGACGGTAGCGGGGTTCGAGATGCGGGCGGCGCTTCACACGACGTGGAGCCACAAGCCGGACCACCACAAGGCACGGATCGTGTTCCCGTTCGCTGAGGACTGCCCGGCAGATCGGTGGCTGGACACATGGGCGGCCGCCGAGTGCTGGGCGAGGTCGTGGGGCGCGCACATTGACAAGACGTGCAAGAACACGAGCCGGCTCTACTTTCAACCGGCGCTCCCTGCGGGCGAGTGGGCGAAGCGGTCGGCGTGGTTCCGCGGCCGCACGTTCACGGGGTCGCTTCTGTCGTGGCGATGGCTCCAGGCGTACCACATGCCGCCGCCCGAAGTCTTCGCGGTGCCTCCCATCATGCCGAAGTCATCGGCGGGCCGTTCGCTCGACGATGTCGACAGGGAGCACCGGGGCCGCCAGAAGTACGCGCGGATCGTGCTGGACAACCGCTCGCGAGACATTGCGACGGCGACGAGCGGCAAGGGGCAGCGCGGCCGCAACGCGAAGTGCTACACCGGAGCGAGGGCGGCGGGGCAGCTCATCATCGGCGGTTGGCTGGATGAGGGCGAGGCGTACGCTGCCATGATGGCCGCGGCCGCAACGTCTGGATTGAAAGCAAAGGAGGCCCATCGGGCTGTCACAAACGGCATCAACAAAGGCAAGGAGGATGGGCCATGGGTCTTCTCGATCAACTCGTAGACGAGACGCAGAACGGCTGGGAGCGCGACAGGGCTGCGCAGATTGATGCGGTGCGGCACAAGTTGCAGCACCCGCCGAAACACCTTGAGGCCGACGAGAACGGCGTCATGCAGTTCGTCAAGAACCCGCTCTTGATTGCCGAGAACGTCGAGGACGTTTTGCGCCTCGATCCGTGGTTCCGCTCCCGTTTGCGGTTCAACTCGTTCGCTGGCGTCGTCGAGTGGCGCGGCAAGTTGCTCAAAGACGAGCACGTCACCGGGATCCGTATGGCGATGTCACGGACGTACAAGCTGCGGGCCTCGCTGGCGTTGACCCACGAGATCGTGATCTTCACGGCGCGGAAACTGGCCTACCATCCAATCAAGGAGTGGTTGACGGGCCTGCGGTGGGATGGGGTCAAGCGCATCGACAAGCTGTTGACCAACTACGCCGGATGCGAGGACAGCGGGCTGCATGACACGCTGTCGCGCCGCTTCATGGTCTCGTGCGTTGCGCGAGTCATGGACCCAGGCTGCAAGGTCGACACGGTTCTGATTCTCGCCGGGCCGCAGGGGTACGGGAAGAGCACGTTCTTTCGGGCGCTCGCCGGGCCTGACTACTTCCGCGACTCCGCTATCGACCTGCGCAACAAGGACGCCTACATGGCGCTCCGTGGGGCCTGGATTTACGAGATGGCGGAGCTCGCAGCGATGCGGCCGCGCGACGCGGAGACGGTCAAGGCGTTTCTGTCTGCCCAGATCGACCACTTCCGGCCCCCGTACGGCCGGAACCAAGTGGAGCAGCCGCGGCAGGTCGTGTTCGTGGGCACCACCAACGAGCCGTCGTTCCTCGGCGACCCAACGGGGGCGCGTCGGTTCTGGCCGGCGGAGGTGCGCAGCATGCCGAAGGTCGTGGAGGTCGAGCGCGACCGTGACCAGTTGTGGGCGGAGGCCGTCGAGGCGTTCAACGACAATGAGAGATGGTGGCTGGAGGTCAACGAGGACGACGCGCTAACCGAGGCCCATGAGCAGTACCGGCACGAGGACCCGTGGGCGCCGAAGGTAGAGCGCTGGCTTGACCTGCCCACGTCTCCAAAGGGATTCACGATCGAGGAGGTCCTGAACGCCGCGATCGAGAAGGATGGCGACAAGCAAAACAAAGCGGATGAGATGCGGATCGGTGGGGTGCTGACTGCGATGGGGTACGAGCGCCGCCGGGTCCAGTTCGATGGCCGCCGGGTCTACCGCTGGCACAAGCGCACGAGGGTATTGAACCCGGACGAATGAGGGGCAGATCGGTGGCCATGGTGGGGCACTCGGTGGGGCAGCGGTTGGCGCGGCCTCTCCGGGTGCCTTCTTCGTTTCGGTGGTGCCTCGCCTACGCCTCGCCTATGCCCCACCTTTTCGCGTCTCGTGCCCCACCTATGAATGTGCAGCAGGACGCCACTACAGCCAATATGCCCTACCTACCTATCAACTTTCATGAATCTTTATATAGTAGCAGTATGGGTAGGGGACGGGCCCTAAAACAGACGACAGCCTTTGATGGCCCACAAGGTGGGGCAGGTGGTCCACGAAAGGTTTAGTAGAAGCAACACCCCCCAAACAAGCACCCCCAGCGTTGACAGCGCGCACAACGCACATTACCTTGATGGGGCTGGATGGACCGGCGGCGAAGAGGGCAACGATTGACGGAGGGAGAGGGGATGAGTGGAGCAAAGACGAGCGAGGGGCCGCAGACGGTCGAGTATGGGACGTTGCCGGTCGGGGCGTTCTGGGCGTTCAGCAGCGGGCAATACTCCGTCGAGTGGATTGTCGGCGACACTACCGATGACGCTGGCGATGCGTGGTCAACCCGCATCATGGACGGCGGGATGGTCGCGTTCCCCGATGACACGCGGGTGTTTCGCATCCTCGCCACAGTAGTCAGGACCGCGGACGTGCCCCAATGACCCCCACCGACGAGACCCCGGCGGCAGGGGGCGACCACACATGGGTCACCGACGAGCACGGCAACCGCGTATGGACTCACCAGTTGTGGACGATGAAGGTCTGGTCATGGAGCAAGCCCGGAAACCTCGACGTCGACATCTCGCACACGGACACCGACTACGAACTCACCATCGACACGGAAGACGGCACACTGGACGTCCTCGGCTGCTCACGGTCCAGCGACGGCTACGAGTCCTACGACATGCCTGTGACAGTCCCGATCCCGTTCGCGGTGTTGCGCGAGATCCTGCGGCTTGTCGACGAGAACGCAAAAGCACCCGAGGTGTCCCCATGACCACCCCCAAAACCATCACCATGGCCAACCTCCGCCGCTCCGGTGGCGATGCGTTCATGGACGTCGCCACCAATCGCACGCGCTACGTCGTGACCTCGCACCGCCGGCCGTTGGTGGCTGTGGTGCCGCTTGAGGATTTGGAGCGGTTGGACGACGTCGACCGCTGCTACGAACTGCTTGGGGATGCGGCGTACGTCGATGGTGAACGGGTGACGTTGCCAGAGGCGCTCGCCGGGCTGGTCAACGTGGCATCGAAGCTGATGGAGGTGAAGCCATGACCACGCCCCCAATCACACCGGCCGAGGTGGCTATGCACGCTGCCGTATTTGGCGGCGTACTCCGAGCATGTGCGGCGGAGAACGACGAGGATACGCGGCTGGAGTACAGTGGAGTACACGGCAAGTACACGGTGGTAGACGACTGCCCCGACCGGCTCGCAGGACTACTGCTCGTCGCCCCCGCAATGGCCAACCTCATCGCCACCCAGGCCGCCGAGATCGAGCGCCTGACCGTTCTGGGCGACGCGACGACGGACATGCTCCGCAGCGCGAGGGCGGACAACTACCCGCAGCGGTTCATTGCTGGCGGCCCCACCATCGGCACGTTCCAATCCCAGCACAAGGAATCAGCCGCAGAGGTCGCCCGTGATGCCGAGTACATCATCAGCGTCAAGGACAGGCGGATCGCAGAACTTGAGGCCGAGATCGAGCGCCTGACGACCGAGCTCGATGACATCAACAGCAGACTCAGGCCGCACTGGATGCGGTGGGCCTCAATGGAGGCAACGTGAGCGCCCAGAACCCACACCGATGCAGTGACAACGCCTGCGTCCTGCTTGTCCCAGGTGTCCATAGGGGCATGGGCACGAACGGCGGGTGCAGATGCCTTCACCACCGCATGACGCCCAACGACGTGGTCAAGACGCGCAAAGGGGTCCGCTGGCTCGCTGATGAAGTCGAGCGCCTGACGACCGAGGCCGCGGGGTTTGGGACGGTGGGGACGGAGTTGGGGGACAGGTTGCGGGGGGAGGCAGGCAACAGCGAGAAGGGGCCGGAATCGGCTACACTGACCCCATGAGCACCATCGCCCTGCTCCTCGCCACCGCCCTCGCGACCACGCCACCCAAGGCGCGGGCCGAGTGCAACCGCTGGCTATGCGTCCTCGCCGTCGACACTGACGCACGCAAGCCGACCGTGTGTCACCTCGCGGGATCTCAGCGGTGGGGCACGCAGGCGGCGGCATTCTCGACGGCCGCGGCAATGGCTCGCGAGGGCACATCCGGTCAGGTTGTGGGCCTCAACGACACGGCCCCGTACGCCGCGGCTCAGGGCCTCGGGTCGAGCGCGTGCGGCTTCGGATTGACTGTTGCAGGCGATAAAGTTCTGATGACACTGGCACCGCTCGTCAAGCGTCACGTCGTGGTCGAGATGACTGCGTCGGAGGCTGAAGGGCTGGCGGCTGGGCTGGGGGGCAGGTGAGCGCAAAAGTCAAGGAAAGTACGAACCTTAGCCCCGGGCAGATCACCGCCCTAAGCGCCATCCTTGCGCGAAAAAGCTACGGCGAAGCGGCAGAACTCGCGGGAGTGTCTGTCGCGTGCCTGCGCAAGTGGAGGCTACAGCCCGAGTTCAACGACGCCCTGGAGGCCGGGCTACAGTCGCTCATGGACGAAGCGCTCACCCACGGCCGTGCACTCATTGCCGAAGCCATCGGCGTTCTCGGCGAGGAGATGCGCGACGCCGACAAGTCAGGAGAGCGGCAGGCCGCGGCCAACAGCATCCTCGACCGGTTCAAGATCCCGAAGTCGTCCGCAGTCGAAACCAAGGACACCACCGAGCGCACCCCGGCCGTCGGCAAGGACAACGCGCGCGGCAAGGTCCAAGGGCTGCGGCTGGTCAAGTCCGGGTGAGCGTCGCGGTAGCCGAGCCTGTCGCTGACAAACACGCGCACCTGCGGGCGTTCCTGGCGGCGGAGACCATCCACGAGTCCACCGACCACGCGCTGGCGTGGCTCGACTCGCTGACGCCCGAGGACGAGAAGGATCCCGAGGTCGCCACCGCCATCGACGCTGTCAACGGATGGGCCACCGAGACGGCAGAGCACAGGGCGAAGCACCCGCTCGCACACGCTCGGCTATGGGCGCCTCGGTGCCTCCAGTGTGGCGAGTGGTCGCCCGTTCTGAAGCAGTGGGACGGCCCCGAGATGACATGGACGGGCGTTGCTCAGGTCCACGAGTGCCCCGATTGCGGTGTGCGGGAGGCGCGGACGAGCCAGCGGTTGGCTGTGATGCGCTCGCTGTACTCCGACGCTGACCGGGTCTTCATCCTGGGGGGCAACCGGACCGGCAAGAGCGAGGGCGCCGCGCAGGTAGTCACAGCCGTGTGCCTCGGGCGCGACCATCCCGACGTGGTGTCATGGTGCAACGAGAACGGTATTGACCTCGCCCTCGTGCCGGAGCGACGGCTACCGACCGGGCCCGGCCTCGGGTACGCCGTCGCCCTGACCTCGAACGACTCGAAGCAGTACGTCAGGCCGAAGATCACGCGGTACATGCCCGACGCCGCGAAATACTACAACTGGAACGGCAACGGGCAGGCGGATGCCAAGTGCAACGGCGCCGCGGTCATCTGCAAGTCAGTCGACCAGGGGCGCCGGTCAATGCAGGGTGCCGCTGCTCGTGTCGTGTGGCCCGATGAAGAGCCGGACGGGGGCGACACCGACGGAATCGTTGAGGAGCTCGACGCGCGGCTGACCGACTTCGACGGCTGGATGCTGTTCAGCATGACGCCGCTTCGGGGCTGGACTCCGCTCCTTGAGTCGCACGTTCGCCACCCACGCGCCGACGTTCTCGTGCTGCACTTGGACGCGCTCGACAACCCGTTTGTCCCGCGGCATTCAGTCTTGAAGCGGCTGGCCCGGTACGGCGAGCGGATCCGCCTCGCCCGTCAACGTGGCGTCATCACGGCGCTGGAGGGCGCGGTACACCCCGAGTTCGAGCGCGCTAACCACGTCGTCGAGTCATTCACGCCGCCCAAGGAGTGGCCCACATTCGGCTCCATCGACTTCGGGACGCGGGCCCCGTTCGTCCACGTCTGGGCAGCCCTCGACCAGTCCGACGGCGTGGTCCACGTCTACCGCGAGCACTACCAAGCCGACACACTGATCCGCGACCATGCCCGCGCCATCTGGGACGCTGAAGGGTGCGACGAGTGCCAACCGCACGAGATCGGGTCTGATGCTTGGTGGCGCTGGAGAATGTCCGCAGCCAGTGGCAAGACCACGAAGGACGGCAAGGTCTGCCCCGAGTGCAGCGGGTCAGGGCGGAGCGAGGAAGAGCCCTATGTGCGATGGGCCGACCCCGAGGGCCTGGACTCCCGGGGCACGCTCGCCCACGACTTCGACATCCAAACCACGGTCGCGCGCAAGAACCGCCGCGCCAGCTTCGACGCGCTCGACGACCTGATACAGCTTGACGTCGAGGGAAAGCCTCACATCGTCTTTCACGACTGCTGCACGAACACGATCCGCGAGATGGAAAACCTGACGTGGGACGAACGCAAGAAGGACGAGACCGCAGTACGGGGCGACGACCACGCGTGGGATGCCCTGCGCTATCTGGCATACGGGTTGCGGCTCGCGGGCTGGACTCAACCAATCCGCGATGACGACGAGGTGGCCCTTGCTGCTCGGTGACGACCTGACCGTGTGCCGCGTGCCCAAGTCCGGGTCGACGACGATGGAGCGAACCATGGTGTCCGCGGGACTCGTGACCGTGGCCCCGGGGCCGTCGCATACGTGGCTTGCCGACTTCCCACGCACCCGCCACACGTTGTCGAGCGTCCGCCACCCGCTGGCGTGGCACGTCTCCCACTTCTGGCACTGGTTCAGAGCGGGCCCCAAGGGCGGCGCTGACCGGCTCGACTACTGGACGGGCGGCCTAACCGACTGCGACGACGTGGCAGGGACGTGGGGCAGGTACCTGAGAGGGGCCCGCGGCCCGGCGCGCGTGGGCGCTGACCTCGACGCGTGGCCCAAGGTTGCGGCATGGCCCAAGATATCGGGAGAGCCCGCGCCAGGGCGGTGGATGACCCAGAGGGCGTGCGGCCTGCTCACATGGGCATACGTCCACCACCATTACCCGCGCGAGTGCTGGGGGTGGAGCATCGCTGACCTCATCGAGCGACACGACGAGATGGTTCTACCCGACGCCTTCGTCCACTCCGACCAGATGGCCGCCGGGCTGGCTGATGTTGGGCGCGCGTGGGGCTGGCCCGCGTTCGAGGTCGAGACCGTCAACGTAGCGCCGCCGAAGCCCGAGGGGTTGGGGTTCACGCGCAGGGCACGGCTGGCGGTCTTGGACGCGGAGCGGCTCGTTTTGGTGGTGCATCCGTGGGATGAGATGCCGGCGGTGCGGTGGCGCGTTAGCCCCTGACCGATTGACGTGGTACATTCTGGAGCAGGGTGTTCCATTTTGACACACGACATCGTCACTACTCGCCCGAACTGGCTCAGCCGCGCAACGCTCGCGACGCTTCGAGCTATGCGCCTCGTCAACGTCACCGAGCCCACGCCGGACAACTACACGAGCGGCTCCGACTTCGCCTCGGGCGGACCGACCGCGCCGGGCTACTCCCCAAAACGGGCGTGGTACTCGTACGCGGTCAACCCGTGGGTGCATGTCTGCGTATCCCGCATCGCCGAGGACTTGGCGAGCCTGCCGCTGGTGGCATCGGCGACCACGAACGGCGAGCCTGAACGGCTGGAGAGCCACCCGGCGACCGACCTGATCGCGAACCCGGGCGGCGGCATCTCGGGGCGTGTGTTCCAGATGCAGATTACCGCCGACCTGACGTTGGCCGCGAACGCCTACGTTCTGATTCTGCGGGGCGTGCGCAATCTGCCCGTCGGATTGCGGCGGCTCCACCCTGCACGCATGAAGGCCATCCCCGGGCCGTCTGGGCTCCTCGGCTGGGAGTACGATACCGGCGGCGCGTCCGTCATCTACGACGCCGCTGACGTGCTGCACATCCGCTCCCTGTCTTGGGAGGATGACCCACGCGGGCTGATGGGCACGAGTCCTATCAAGACGCTGGCGCCCGACCTTGACGCCGACTTGGAGCTGGCGAAGGCAACGGCGCGCACCGCAGCTACGGGCCGACCCGCCGCCGTCTACCGTCCGACCGACGATAAAACGACGTGGAACCCGCGCATCGTCCAGGGCATCAAGGACGCGTTCCGCAAGGTGTTCAGCGACAACCACGGAGGCGTTGCTATCCTCGACGGGTCGGGCAAACTCGACGTCATCGGCTGGTCGCCGAAGGACATGGAGGGGCTCGAATCCCGCACTTGGTCGCGGCAGACGGTGCTATCCGTGTTCGCCGTTCCCCCGACCATCGCGGGCATCCCCGACGCGGCCAACTTCGCTACCGCTCAGCAAGAGGCGGTCACGTACTGGACGCGGAATATGGCGCGGTCGGCGCTGCTTGACGACGCCTGGACCCGTTTGGCGAAGATGTGGGATGACAACGTCTCGGTCTCGCACGACTACAGCAAGGTGCCCGCGCTCCAAGACTCACAAGGGGCGGCACTCAACCGCGTGCAGCAGTGGGTCAACATGGGTGCCGATCCTGCGGTGGCCGCGACCTATGAAGGGTTCACCGACCAGCCCGCAAATCTATGGATGCCCGAGACGGTCGAGGTTGCCGAGGTCGTTGACGTCGCGCCCGAGGACGACGCCCGCGCCATTCCGTCCGTCGCTGTCGTGGCGGTCGATGATGCCGCACTCCGAGAGGCCGCCGACGAGCTCGACGCCGCGATCGAAGTGCTGCGGCTCGACATCGTGAGCCCTGAGCTGAGGGCCGACGCTATCGCCAGCCTGGACGCGGCCCGTTTTGCTATCACCGTATTCGGCGCTGAGCGGTCCGTAGCGTGAGTGCCGCCCACGCCATTGCCCCGATCTGCTGCTCGCGAGACATGCCGACCGAGCCGGAGACCGTGCCCGACTTCATGTCGCCACCGTCGGCGCTTGCTGCTGTTGTGGCGTCCGGCATGGACGAGGACACCGCGGCGTCGCTCCGGTCGCGTCAGGTTGCCCACGCCCTGACCTCGGGCGAGGTTGTCACCGTCGACACCGTCCGGCACATGGTCCGCTACTTCGAGGGCGCCGACAAGACCGACCGCGCGTGGCTGCTCTACGGCGGCGCGACTGGTCGAGCATGGGCCCGCCGCACGCTCCGAGCAATCGAGGCAGCCAAGCCGGTCGTCGTGACCCGCTCGCCGTTCTCGTTCCTTGTCCGCGAGGCCCCCAGCGACCGCCCCGACATGACGACGCCAGAGGGCCGCACGCGGGCATGGGTCGACTTCATCACGCGGGCCCACAAACCGGCAGAGAACCGACTCCGCCAACGCTGGGTCGGCTACCTGAAGGGCCGTGTCAAGCGGACCGTCGAACGATTGGCCGAGGTGCTGCCGAAAGAGGCGGCCGTCTCGGGTCTCGTCGTGCGTCAGGTGCTCAACGCCTCCGAGATGTCTGTGGTTCTCGACACCGCAAAGGAAGCCGAGCTCGCCGCCGAGCACATCGGGGTTCAGCGGGTCCGTGCCATCCTCCGCCTCGGGTGGAATGAGCAGGTCCGCGCCGGGCTCGATGACATCGTGTGGAACCCGACGCTTGACCCCGCAGAGGCAGAGCTTGCCCGCATGGTCACGGGCGTCGACCAGTACACTAAGAGCCAGATCGCGAAGACGGTCCAGTCGGGACTACTCCAAGGCGAGTCAGTCAACGACATTCAGGCGCGGCTCATCCGTGACCCCGCATTCTCACCGATCCGGGCGCTGCGGATTGCGCGGACCGAGACGACCAAGCTGATGACGAAGGGCTCGAACCTCGCCTACTCGGCTGCGGCTGACGCGGGCGTGTCGTTCAAGGTCGGCTGGCTGTCTGCCCGGGATGGGGCCGCACGCTCCACCCATTGGTCCGGCGGCGGCCCTGATGACCTCGACGGGCAGCAAGTCAACCCCGGCGAAGAGTTCACGCTGACGTCAGGGGACAACGCGGGGCAGACTGCACCCGGCCCCGGTGAGTTCGCCGCCGCATCTGAAAGCGTCAACTGCCGATGCACCACCATTCCAGTCTTGAAGTAGGAGCCGACATGCTCACCCGAATCACGAACACTCCCGCCGCGGGAATCCTCCGGCTCCTCATCGACGCCGAGCGCGCAGGCACCCCGCAGAAGCGGGCGCTGGATGTGCTGTCGAGCGCCATCGGCAACCGGCCCCGCGATATCGAGGCCATCATCTCGCACGAGCGGGACATCACGAGCGCCGACATCGAAGAGATCGGGGCGCTGGCCTCGGTCACCCGCCAATCGGTCGGCGCGTTCTCGTACGGCTTCACCATCCACCGAGCCCACGAGGACGACGAGGACGAGATCGAAGAGGGCGCGCAGGAGCGGTTCCGGTTCATCATGAGCACCGCCGACAGCGACCGCGCCCGCGACATCGTGGAACAGGTGTGGCGCCTCGATGAGTTCCGGCAGAACCCCGTCGCGCCATGGGGCCACCGCTCCAGCGATCCGCCCGTGGGCATCTGGCACAACGTCGGCGTGCGTGACGGTGCGTTGATGGGCGACCTCGAACCCGTGCCCATCGCGTCCTATCCGCTGTCGATGACCGTGGCCGAGCAACTGGCCCTGAACGTCGTGCGCACCGTGTCGGTTGGTTTCCTTCCGGCTCAGGTGCTCCACCGCTCCAGCTTCGACGAGGGCGACCAGCGGTTCAGCCAGCGGGGTGTGGTCTTCCGCGACAACCTGCTGCTTGAATGCTCGCCGGTCTCGGTTCCGATGAACGCGGGCGCCTTGGTTCAGGACGGAGGGCAGGAGCGACAGGCCGCCCCCGTGATCCCCGGCGTGCTGGACTGGCTTCACACGACGACCGAGGTGGAGGGCGCCCCGAAGCGGTCGGCGTTCGCGTTCCTCGCACCTGTTCCAAAATGATACACCTGTTCCATATTGACGCACCTGTTCCATATTGACACACCACACGAGCCACGGTACGGTGGCCGCACGAACCCGGAGTCCCTGATGGCTGGCGATTTCTCTCTTGACGGCGTGCAGAACGACGCCGATGCCCGAAACCGGATCGTTGAGGGGTTCCAGACCCTTCACGCCGACCTCAAAGAAGGCAAGCGCACTCAGTCGGAACTCGACGAGCGCGCGAAGAAGGTTGAGGCCGACTTCATCACGATGGACCGCGAGCTGGCCGAGCTGAAGGCCGCCGCATCCGTCCGTGACGCAAGCGCCCGCCGCGACGGCCCCGAAGGCGAGCTTCGCCAGTTCGTGAGCCGCGACGCCACCCAGGGTTCCGAGCGCGTCCGCCTCTTCGGTGGCAAGGTCAAGTTTGCCGGGCAGGATGTCGGGCAGGTCGAGGGCCTCCTGACCTCCGCGAAGACCTACGGCGACTGGCACAAAGACGCCAAGGACCTCTTCGAGGCTGCGGTCATCTGCGCCGCGGTCCGGCGCAAGGGCAAGCACGAGGAGCTGGGCAACCCCCACACCCTCGCCAAGTACGCCCCCAAGACGTTCGCCAAGCTGGGCTACCACCTGAGCAGCGGCCCCGGTGAAGTGGGCCGGCAGGGTGGCGAGTGGGTCGAGCGCGTCTTCACCGACTCCGCCGGTGTCGGCGCCGAGTTCATTCCCGACATCACGCTCGCCGAGCTTGACAAGGCGCTCGCCCTGTCTGACTTCGGGCTGGTCGGCGACACCCTCGCGACACGGCCGATGGAGGGCAAGAACCTCATCAAGCCGTTCCTGTCGACGAACCCGCGCCCCTACCTGTACGGCGACATCACGACTGACGACCCGTCGCAGTTCACCCGGTCGACTCCCGGGACCGGCAGCAACACGATCGACGCGAAGGGATTCGCGATCAACATCCCGATGGACCGCGACGCAATCGACGACAGCATCGTGCAGGCGCTCCCCGAGATGCGTGAACTCATCGTCCGCGGCCACATGCTCGGACGTGAAGAGGCGCTGTTCCACGCGGACACCGCCGCCACGCACCAAGACACCGGCATCGGCTCTTGGAACGTCGACGGCCTCTGGGAGACCGGCTCCACCTTCGGCGGCTCTGGCGACATTCGCCGGGCTTGGCTGGGTCTGCGCGCCCGCGCTCACGACCTGACCACGGCCGCGGAGTTGGACATGTCCACCTTCACGTACGCCACCCTGCTCCAGCTCGCCGAGCTGGTCGCTGGCCCGAAGGGGCTCGGTCCTGCGAACGCCGACATGGTGCTCGCGGTCGGCTACGCGGTGTACCTCGGCAAGATCATGGGCCTCGCGGAAACCAAGACGGTCGACGTGTACGGACCGAAGGCCGCCATTCTCGGCAACTTCCCCGCAGTCGTCGGCCCATGGGCCATCGCGACCACGCCGATGTTGCCGAGCGAGTTCAACGCGTCGGGCCTCTACGACGGGACGACCACCACCAAGGGCGTCGTCTGCGGGTTCCTCCGTAACCGGTTCAACTGGTACTCCCGCCGGTCCACCCGCGTCGAGCTCGACACCGACATCAAGTCGGGCATCGTCAACCTCGTCGCCACCCAGCGGCTCGCCCTGCACACGCCCGACGCCGCGTCGGTCGCGAACGTCGTCAACGGCTACAACATCTGATCGGAGCTGCCCATGTCTGCCCCTGAGTTTGGCGAGGTCCGGGTCTTCCCGACCAACATCAACGCCGGAAACGCCGCGTCCACCCCGTCCGACTACGGACAGTGGAAGCAGGCCGCCAAGATGCGGATCACCAAGGTCACGGTCGTACCGTCGGCCGCGGTCACCGCTCACGCGACCAACTACGCGACCCTGACCGTCAAGGCCGGATCGACCACACTCGGCACCATCGTCACCGACGTGGCTGGTGGCTCGTGGGTGGCTGGCACGCCGTTCGAGATCACTCTGACCGGCACCGGCGAGGATGTCGAGGTCTCAACGGACGAGGTGGTTAGCGCCGTCAAGTCTGTTGCCGGCACCGGCGTGGTTCTGACGGCCAGCGAGATCATCTTCTCCGGCCCCATCATGCGCGACTAAGTGGCCGACCCCGTCACGATGCGATGCGACAAGCCAGGAGGATACCGCGGTACCCTCCCAGGCGTTGCCCGTGTCGTGGCAGAGGGTGAGGTGGTGGAGGTTCCTGCCGCCACTGCCGACCGCCTGCCTGCCGACTACTGGCACCGAATGGCGACCCCTGCACCGCGGGCCATGGCTTCGGCCGGGTCATTCGCGGGCATCCACTGGCGGACGCTGTCGAAAGGCATCGCCGCTGGTGAGTACGATGACAAGTTGCTCGTCCTTCAGCAAGACGGGCGCGACTCTGTCCAGCGGGCCGCAACGGCTCGTGTTGAGGTGCTGACCGACCCTGGAGCGTGACCCGTGGCCCTGTGTTCCGCCGCCGAGGTCCGCGCCTATGACCCTTCGCTCGTGTCTGCCGAGGACACGTTGCTTGACCTTGTGATCGGCAAGGTGGGCGCCGTGTTCGCCCGCTATTGCGGGTACCCGCCCGCGTCGGCCACCGTGTCGCCGACGATGGAAGACACGACCTATACGCACTACAGCAAGCGCGGCACACACCCCGTCTTGCGGCTGAGTGGGCAGACCGTCCGCGTCCCGTGCGTCCCCATCGTGTCAATCACGTCGGTACACGACGATCCTGACATGGACTACGCCACCGCCGATCTTGTGGTTGACGGCACCGACTTCGAGACCGATTTGCTGTCGGGCGAGTTCATCATGCGCCCCGACGGAACGGCCGGCGCGTGGTCGGACTCTGTCGCGGCGATCAAGGTCGTCTATGTGGCTGGGTTCGCGACCGTGCCCGACGACCTGAAAGACGCGTGCATTCTCCAGACGCTCCACGCATTCCGCGGTATCCCCCGGATCGGGCTGGAGGGCGTGACTCAGCTCTCGTCAACGGTTCGCCTGTCGCCGCGCGGCCTACTCCCCGACGTCAAGGCCATCCTTGACAGCGGCTTCCTGATTATCCATCTGGGGGTCGCGTGAGTATCACCGTCGAGGAGATGAACAAGCGCCTGAAGTCCCTCGGTGGGCAGGCGTCGTCTGTGGGCCTGTCGGGTGCCGCCAGGAAGGCGCTTATCGGCGCGGCACTGGACGGTGAGACGCGCGCCAAGCTGAACGTGACCAAAGGTGGCGCCTCCGGTCTGAACGTCCGTAGCGGGCGCCTCCGGGGCAGCATCGCCGGCAACGTGCGCAAGGGCCCCAACGGTCCCGAGGTCGTGTGGAGCGCTGGCGGTCGGTCGGGCGCGTCCGATGTCGTCTATGCGCGCATCCATGAGTTTGGCGGAGTCATCCGGCCGAAGAGGGCAGCAGCGCTCCGGTTCTCGGTGGGCGGGGGGGACACGCGGGCAGGAGTCAGCCGCGGCGACGGGTCGGGTAACTTCGTGGTTGTCCAGAGCGTCACCATGCCCAAGCGCCCATACCTCGGGCCCGCCGCCCGCGATGCCTCGAAGGCGTTCCCCAATCGGCTGCTCGTGTCGCTTGACGAGGCGTTCAAGCGCGTATCGGCGGGTGCCTAATGCCTGCCTCCCCCCTTGAGACCGTCCGCGAGGCGCTGGCCACGCTGCTGGCCACGGTCATCGACGGAACCGGCGACTACACGTACGACCTGACGCCATCGGGCAAGGTTGTGCAGGGTGCACCGCCGGTCGACCACAAGCCACGCGCGCCCATCGTCTACATCTGGACCGAGGTGACGCGCACCGAAGCCGGCCCCGAGCTCGGCGACTACGACGCGTTCCAAGAGGTCAAGTTCGCGGGATTCGTCGCGGGGCTGGACAACACGCCCGCGGGCAGGACTCAGGCGGCAGAGCGTCTCGGCTATGACGTGTTCCTCGCCACCCGGTCGGACCGCTCGTTGTCGGGCGCCGTGAATGACCTCCAGTTCATGGGCTGGGACGCATTCGACGGCGCTCAGGAAAACTCCGGGTTCAACTTCGGCGTCGTCGCGGGCAGGATAGACATTCGCCACTACCTCGACGGGGTGCCCTGATGTCTTGGAAGTCCGGCCGCACGGTTCGCGTTCCGATCATTGTCGACAAGCTGACGTCCGGCACGTCCGCCATTGACATCTCGTTCACGGTACCCGCGGATCACGTCGAGTTCTGGGACGCCATCGACGCGGCCAGCGACGACAAGTCCACGATCCGCGTGACCGACGCCGACGGGACCACGGACCTGACTTGGCAGGCGTCCTCGTTCACGTTCGCTACCCGCACGCTCGTGGTCGAGGTCGACAACTGGACCCCGCCCGCTGAGCAGGTGATGGGCGTGATCTTCATCTACGCGGGCGGCTCCGACACCACAAACGAGGGGTCATTTACGGCCGCATCTGCGCGCACCGGGTACGCCTGGACGTGCGACGTGGACGGCCCGATAGTGTCGCCCTACGTCGGGCCCGCTGGGGCCACGCGACCGACTCAGATCATCGGCAAGGCCGCCGCCGAGACCATCATGGTATGGCTTGACGTGCGCGCCGTGCTCGCCAAGCGGACCGCCCACTACAACGGGCACCCAGACTGCGAAGAACTCGTGAGCGTGGACGTCGAAGTACTGCTCGCGGCAGCCGACCAGACCGCAATGTATGATCTGACCGAAACCCGCATGACAGCGGATGGCCTCGTGCGCTTCTTGCTCAAAGCAGGCACGACGGCGAATCAGTACACCATCGCGCCCACGCTCACCACGACCGGTGGGCGAGTCCTTACCCCTCGATTCCTTCTCGATGTGACCACCGCCGACGAAACGTAGGCCCCCGGAGAAACCATGGCAGTCCCCACTTCAGGCCGCGGCGCAGCAATCGGCATCGGTGTCGAGTCCACATGGGGCACGGCTGTAGCCCGATCGAACTGGCTGAAGGTGGTCTCAACCACCATCGCCCGCTCGGTCATCTCCGGCGACGTCGCGCACTTGTGCCAGGGCGCCGCAGGTGACCGCCGCGACCGGTTCCAAGAGTCCATTGAAGCGGGCGGTAACGTCGTCGTCCAGGGCCGCTACGACGCGATCGGCATGCTCCTCGACGCGTGGCTTGGCTCGTCCTCGACGTCCGGCACGGGTTCGCCCTACACGCACACCTACGCCATGACGGCCGCGCTCCCGAGCCTGACGATCGAGGTCATCCGCGGCAACGCGACCAACTCGGAGGTCTTCGAGGGCATGAAGGTCTCGAGCGGCACGCTGGAGATCGCCGCGAACGGGATCGCCACGCTGTCTCTCGACTTCATCGGGCAGACCTCGGCGGCTCGCGCTTCGGCTGGTACCCCGACGTTCACAGACGCCGAGTTCATCAAGCACCACCACGCGTGGACCGCGACGCACGGCAGTCTTGTGGCGGGGACTCGCTCGCTGTCGATCTCGCTGAACAACCAGCTTGCTCGCATCCCCGAGTTGGGCGCGTCCGAGACCACCGAGCCGGAGATCAGCGCGCCCCGTGCTGCCGAGGTCGTGCTTGTCCGGTCCTACCGCGACGACGTCCAGTACACCGCGCACCTCGCCGAGACTCAGCAGGATCTCGTCATCAACTCGACGGGCGCCACGAGCCCCAACGCGTTGCAGATCACCGCCCGAAACGCGATCGCCACCGTCATCAGCGGCGACGTTAGCGACTTCGGCGTCTTGACCGAAACCGTCACGTTCTCGGCCTACGCGGACTCGGTCGATCCGTCCTTTGAGTTCGCACTCATCAACGCCACGGCAACCGCCACGGCAAACTAAGAGGCTCCCCCATGGGAATCAGCGCACTTGCAAAATACACGGCCCGCGAGGTCGTCCAGACCATCGACGACCAGACCATCACATGGAAGGTCCGCGTACTCACGACCGCAGACGCGGCGCGTGCTGGCGTGGGGCTCGACGCAATGGCCGCGGCTATCGCTGTCGCCAATGACGACGACGAGAAGAAAGAGGCCGCCGCACCCAGCCTGGCCGGTATCGCAGACCTCGCCGAGTGGTCCGACCGGATCGCCTGCCAAGCGGTCTCCCAAGTCAAGGTCGCAAGCGCTGATGACCCGGGCGAGTGGGAGGCCGTGCGGCTTGTCTTCCCCGCAATG